AAATGGCAGTAGAAGTTAGCAGGCAGGACGTAGTAGCAGAAAACTTAGTAGATATAGATAAGACTACTAGGTTTCTTAAGCTACCTGTGGCTCCTTACCTAGAAATGTTAGGAGTCGAGGCACTACCTTCACAAAAAGCAATTATTAATGCTATAAATAATCCTAAATATAGGTTCGTTTGTGCAGCGGTATCGAGAAGACAAGGAAAGACGTACATAGCGAATATTATTGGACAATTAGTATCTTTAGTGCCAAATTCAAATATATTAATTATGTCTCCAAATTATGCGCTTTCTCAAATATCGTTTGACTTACAAAGAAACTTAATTAAACACTTTGACCTAGAAGTAACCAAAGATAATGCAAAAGATAAAGTTATAGAGCTCTCTAATGGCTCTACTATTAGAATGGGTTCTGTAAACCAAGTTGATTCATGTGTGGGTCGAAGTTACGATCTTATAATTTTTGACGAAGCAGCGTTAGCAGACGGCAAGGATGCCTTTAATGTCGCACTTCGGCCCACCCTTGATAAAGATAACTCTAAGGCATTATTTATATCTACACCTCGTGGTAGAAACAATTGGTTTGCTGAATTTTTTAATAGAGGTTATGAGGATGCTTTTTCTGAATGGGCATCTGTTCGCGCAACTTATAAAGATAATCCTAGAATGACAGAAGCAGACATTAACGAAGCTCGTAAAAGTATGTCTGAAGCAGAGTTCAAACAGGAATACGAAGCTGACTTCAATACTTATGAGGGGCAGGTATGGAAATTTGATTATGAAAACTGTACAGTTAATCTCGAGGATATTCAGACAAAAGAAATGGATGTTTTTGCAGGACTTGATGTAGGCTATAGAGACCCTACTGCTTTCTGTGTTGTTGCATACGATTGGGATGAAGAAAAGTACTTTTTAGTAGACGAATATTTAGACGCAGAGAGAACAACTGAGCAGCACGCAATAGAAATTCAAGCTTTAATTCAAAAATGGGATATAGATTACATTTATATTGACTCAGCAGCACAACAAACAAGATTTGATTTTGCACAAAACTACGATATTAGTACTATCAATGCAAAAAAATCTATACTGGATGGTATATCTCATGTCGCAGGTATAGTCGACAACAATAACTTATTAGTGTCTCAAAAATGTAAAGAATCTTTAGCTGCTTTGGACCAATATCAATGGGATCCTAATCCTAATCTATTAAAAGAGAAGCCAAAACATAATAGAGCTTCTCATATGGCAGACGCCATAAGGTATGCTATTTACTCTTTTGAGACTAGCAATACGGGATTCTAAATGAATTATATAGAAATTAGAGTGCAGCAACTTATAGAAGAGCGGGATAAGAATCAAGGTACCATGGAAATACAGTGGTATAACCGTCTTATTAATGAGCTTCACTGGGCAAATCAAATGACTACTAATAAAAAAGAATTACAAAACTGTAATTTAGATAAAAGAAAGCGGTCAAGAATAAAAAACTAACAATATAAGATTATAATTACCACCTGCTTAAAAATAGTAGTTGACAATGTATCTGGTACACGATATAATTTCGTAAGTAAAAAATGGTATTCTAAAAAATGGAGAAGCTAAAAAGAGACCCGATAAAATATATACGGGATAAAGCAAAAGCAAGATATGAAAAAGACAATAAATGCTATATCTGCAATGCTACCACTAAGTTAGATTTTCACCACTTTTTTAGTCTAAGCCCTTTGTTCCATAAGTGGATAAAAGAAATGGGCTATTTTGAAGAAGATATTAGAGAATTTAGAGATGAGTTCATTAATGAACACATTGAAGAATTATACGATTATACTGTAACTCTTTGCCATGAGCATCATTTAAAGTTACATAGTATATATGGCAGAAATCCCCCCTTGCACACAGCAAAAAAACAGCAAAGATGGGTAGAGATTCAAAGAGAGAAAAATGGCTTGGTATAATAAAATTCTTGGTCGGGAAACAGTAGAAACAGAAGAAAAACTTAATCCTGCCCAGCCATGGTATGATCATAAAGTAGAATCGTCTCGTGAATTAACATATTCTTATGAGCTTGCGTATGAGCAACTAGAAATTGTTAATAGGGGCGTCAATATGATTGTAGATGATGTTTCTGAAATTACGACCAAGATTGGCCCGTCCCTCCCTATCAATAATCCTTATAAAGGCGTCAAAAGAGCCAAGTTAAATATATTACTTAACAAAGAGCCAAACCTTTATCAGGATATTAGCACGTTCAAACGAAATTTAGTAACAGACTTTCTGTTAGATGGTAATATTTTTATTTACTTTGATGGCGTACACCTTTATCATCTCCCAGCAAGCAAGATGATAATACATGCGAGCGAAACTACCTATATAGATCATTATACTTTTAATGAGACTGTACGATACTCGCCAAATGAAATTATACATATAAAAGATAATTCTTTTTATTCTATATATCGCGGGATCTCTAGACTTAAGCCCGCGCTCAGGACTATGGTTTTAACCAAGTCTATGAGAGATTTTCAAGATAACTTTTTTAAAAATGGTGCTGTACCAGGTTTAGTGTTAAAAAGCCCCAACACTCTTTCAGAGAAAATTAAAGAAAGAATGTTAGCTTCTTGGCAGCAGCGCTATAGACCAGACGCAGGAGGCAGAAGACCCTTAATACTAGACGGAGGTTTAGAGATTGATGCAGTGTCTAATGTTAATTTTAAGGAATTGGATTTTCAAGCAGCTATTGCAGAAAACGAAAAAATAATTCTTAAAGCATTGGGGGTTCCCCCTATTTTGCTGGATTCAGGAAATAACGCTAACTTGCGACCAAACATGCGGTTATACTATTTAGAAACCGTACTACCCGTAGTAAGAAAAATCAATTTTGCACTAGAAAGGTTTTTTGGGTTTGAGATAGTAGAAGATGCTACTAATATACCTGCACTACAACCGGAGCTTAGAGACCAATCTCAGTATTATACTTCCCTAGTAAATGCTGGGGTTATTTCTCCTAACGAAGCACGAAATCATTTAGGGTTTGATCCAGTTGAAGGGTATGATGAACTAAGAGTACCCGCAAATATTGCTGGAAGCGCAGTAGATCCGTCAGAAGGCGGAAGACCTGTAGAACAAGAGGAAGATTAAGATATGGCAACTAGACGACAGACCGTTGCAACTTTAACTAAGCTACGAGATCATATTGTACAATTCGGAGTAAAAGCTCCGATATCTTATGAAGAGTATATTAAGTTAAAGCCTACCAATCCTATTACTAAAAGGGAGCTTGGCCGTGTATTTAACGGTAGATGGGCTAGGGTATTAACAGCCCTGATCAGGAAGTTCCCTACAGTATATGATGACGCTGCAAAAGCTCATGCAAAGCCTGTAATTCAGCCTAAGGCAGAACCTAAGGTAGAGCCTGAAGCAGCGCCTAAATCAGCACCAAGGAAGCCGGTAACAAAACCTGCTCCTAAGCGGTTCGCTGCTAAGAAGGAGGATGTTAAAAACGATGAATAAAATTTTTAGTTTTACATCTACATTTAAAGCGTTAAATGAAGATGATGATGGGATTCACATTTGCGGAATGGCAAGCACTAATGATGCTGATCGTGCAAATGACATAATTGACGTGGAGGCCTGGACAAAGGGAGGCCTTGCTAATTTTGAAAAGAACCCTATAATTTTATTTAATCACGACTACAATAAACCGATCGGACGAGCTACTGGGCTTAAAGTTACAGACAATGGTTTGGAACTTAAAGCGAAGATAAGTAAGTCTGCTCCTGATAGTGTAGGTACGTTGATTAAAGAAGGCATTCTTGGAGCTTTTTCTGTTGGTTTCCGGGTCAAGGATGCGGATTACTTAGAGGAAACTGATGGATTAAAGATTAAGGACGCTGAGTTGTTCGAGGTATCAGTTGTATCTGTACCTTGCAATCAGGCAGCTACTTTTTCGCTAGCTAAATCTTTCGACTCAGAAGCTGAGTACGAAGATTTTAAAAAAACTTTTTTAAAAAATAGTGTGGATCTAGCCGGTCAGTCTCTGGCTAAAGACGAAGTCAATACTTCTAGCGTAGCTAGTGACACACCGGAAACCGCGCAAAGCGCACAAAAGGAGATAGAAATGTCTGATGTTAAAAATTCAGAAATTGACTTAGAAGCTTTTGCTAAAAAGGTAGCGGAAGAAACCGCTGCCAAAATCGCAATGAAGCAAGCCGAAGTCAAAGCTGCAGATGAAAAAGCAGCACTCGAACAACAAGAAAAAGCCTCTCAGGAAGCTGAAGAAAGAGCCGCTCAGGAAGCTGAAGTCAAGTCTGCTATTGTTACTGGTGTTCAATCAGGAACTGAAAAGTTGATGGCTGATTTCGAAGAGAAGATGTCTGCATCTAATGCTGACCAGGCTGAAGT